CTGTAGTGGTCCAATCAGTAGGGTCTACCCTCGGCGGCTGGGCGCCCGGCTGACCAGTAGGCGCTACCCTCGGCGGCTGAGCGCCAGGTTGACCGGTAGGCTCTACCCTCGGCGGCTGGGCGCCCGGCTGGCCGGTAGGCTCTACCCTCGGCGACTGAGCGCCCGGTTGGACGCTGGGTATCGGTAATGGCGGAGTATAACCTGGATACCTGGGTTGCGTAGGACTCGTTGGAGTAAAGGGCACCTCTTTTTCCCCAACCCTTGGCATTACTGTAGTGGTCCAATCGGTAGGCGGCGGTGGCGGCGGCGGCGGCGGAGGCGGTGTAGCCTGAGCCGCTGGAGGTACAAACCCTGGATACTGGGGTGCTGGTGCCGCTACAGGAGGTACAAACCCTGGATACTGAGGTGCCGGTGCTGGTGCCGGTGCTGCCACTGGAGGTACGACTCCTGGGTACTGCGGCGGCGCCGTGCCCTGAGCCGCTGCCGCCAGTTCCTCCGGGCTCAACGTAGGCGGCTGCCCCGGCTTACGCCGTGCCGTCTGTCCTCCGATGCCGGCGGTGCCACCGCCGCCGCTGCGCCGCCCAAACGATCCTCTACTCCCTCTATCTCTTGCTAAAGCCATTATTCAACCCCCGGTAGTCGTTGCCGCGTCCTGCCTATCGTCTTGTATTGCAAATGTACCCTCCGAAACAGGAACTCCTGCCCCGCACCGCTGTTCTGGTATCTCAGCGAGGTATGGGGATCGTAGCCGTGCAGATCGGTATCGGCCAGCAGCACCAGGTCCGGCTCGGCCAGCGTATCGCTCCCCAGCACAAAGCTATCCAATACGGCATACGATCCGCCCATGTTCACCTGCTCGGTATCGCCCAGGATCCCCGTAGCCCGCTGACTGATGCCCACCGTATGGTTGCCCTTCAACTCGAAGTAGTGCCGAGCATACTGCCATCGCACATCGACCTCGCCGCCCGCCGGCGCCGTGGCGCCGATCTGAAAGGTGCCGACGATAGCCGAGGAAGCGTCATCTGTGCCGCTATCATGCTTATAGAGCAGACCGTCACCTACGCCCCCCATATGAGGCAAGTCGGCAATGATGGCGCCGCAGTTGCGGGTATAGTCCTCATAGGGACCATACCATATGCCCCGGACATAGTCGTAGATCATCGTATGGTTCATATTGGTTGAGTTATACGGCAACTGAAACCAGACCTCGTTCTGATCGGGATAGACCACCGCAAACGACTGTAACAGCCGGTTTGGGCTGATCGAGTCCCAATACCTCGAGCCGTCCAGCGCCTGGCTTATCTTCTGCACCGGCCCGCCATGCCACCGGTAGATGCCATCGCGCCGCGGGAAGACCTGAGAGCCGTCAGGGAGGGCCGCCAGGCCCCGTCCCGAGATGCTGCCACCGTTACCCTGGCGCTGCACCTGGTAGGGCACCGACGAGTTGCCGGTAGGCTGCAAGAGCCATATGCCCTCCTCGGCATGGACGGCCAGCGCGTTGCCAAACGCCTTGAGGCCGGTGATGGGGAAGTCCAGCCCGTAGAAGCTGGTAGAGCCCCAGGTCTCTATGTCGCCCGTATCCGAGCGCCAGAGGCGGTCCTCGTTGGCGTTGGTGTTGGCCAGCCATAGGCGCCCGTCGAAGAACTCGATATGGTCCGCCGTGCTGAAGCGGCTGTCTACATCGAGCGCCGCGCAGTCGCCCGCCGCCGCGGCCCACTTGATAGGACCGTTGGCGCCGTTAGTCAGGACGATGGTGCCGCCGGCGTTAACCCACTCGAACGTGTTGTCGGTAGCCGCCGTGATGGTCACGCCGCTGGCGGGCATCCGCTCGGTCCACGTCCCATCCACATCCTCATACAGGACCGTCCCCGAGACGATGAACGTAGCCGCCGAGGAGGCTGAAAACTTGGCGTAGCCCACCGCCGTCAGGTCCGTAGTAGAGAGCGCCGTGCTGATATACTTGGCGAAGCCGAGCCGCTTCTTCACCTCGCCGGCGAGGCCGACCTTGCAGTTGCTCATCGCAAACAGCGTATCGGTGCGCTGTCCCTCTACCGGCAGCTTATACTGCACCCCACCCACCCAAGGGCCATGCCGTATCGAACTGCCCGCTACAGGCATCAGGTCAGGCTGCCCTCGGTTACGCCGAAATTATAAGGGCTCACGCCCGAGCTGCCGGTGGCGCCGCGCAAGATATAACGCCGGTCACCAACGCCATTACGCCGCAGGGCGTAGGCTATCGTCTCCTCCTTGCGCTGGCGCTCCCGCTCGGCATCGTCGATAGCGCCCTTCTCCTGAAGGTAGTACTCGGCAATGCCGCTAACCACCGCCGACTGCACCCAGAGCGGTATGTATATCTCCAGGTTGTCGCTGTCGTTGCTGCTGGTGAAATCGGGAACGAACGAGTAGTAGCGGTACTTGATCGTCTTATCCGCCGCCGAGGGCGTAGGGAACAGCTCGACCTCCCAATAGCCGGTAGAGCTATTGATGCCGCTGACTACGACGATGCGAGGGTCGCCCGACTCGCTCTGATCCGGGTCACGCCGGTCTATCTCCTCCGGTCCCGCCATGATCATCGAGTAGTCCTGGGAGCTATTGCGGAACATCAGCGGCTCGAGGACCGTAGCGGCCAAACTATACGCCTTCTGATCGGCTACCGTAGTCAGCGTCGATGACTTAAACAACCACTCCCAGGTCGCCCGGCTCGATATATCTTTGACCACCAGGTTGAGGTAGTCGCGCCCGTTGTTCTGGAAGGTCGTCGCGTTCTGCGAGAGGCCGGTGCGCCGCAGCGCCATCTTGATCGCGTTTAGGTTGGTCATCGCCTCTTACCCGGTAGGAGCAAGCTCACCCACCATATCCGACGCCGAGAACTCGTACTCATCATACTCGTAGGCCAGGTTGCCCTCAGTGATGAAAGGTCGTCCATCTTCCCAGCGCTTCTCCCACGCTTCGGTGACCGACGCCCCCTTTTCATAGACCCACTCGGGCGCCGTAGCCATATGGCCAGGAGGATGGATCACATCCCCCGCCGTATGGACTACGCTGGCCGCCGACTCGTTGCTGGCCCGATGGCGCTTCTTCTGGCGTACGACGCCAGAGGCACCGAGCTCCTTGCGGATCTCGTCCTTGAAATGGGTGGGCATCTCTTTGAACAACTGAACGATGCGGGTCAGTTCTTCTTTGGTCGCGTTGCCCTCGGATGCTTTCGGCTCGAGAGTCGTGCTGGCCACTGCTGGGATAGCCGCGGATGATGCTGGGGTAGCCGCTGCGGAGCCGGCTTGCCCCTTGTTACCGTGTTGGTGGGCCTTCTGGGCCATTGAGCCCTCCTATATCCATTTTGCGAGGCACATTATCGGTCTGCCGCTAAACAGACCCCGTACACTACAAGAGAGCGGCAGGGACGCCGCAAAGCGCCCCCACCCGCCTCTATGTCAACTACTCAATCTGCAAATACACACTCAGGAAGTCTGCATCTGCATTGGGAACATGAAGCGCGTGACCAACGATCTGCTCTACGGCCAGCGTATCGTGCTGTTGGACCGCTCCTGCGGTACCATCAGACAACGTGACCTGGTCACCAATCGTTACAGCAGAACCACCCGCGTCATACAGCACAGTGCCGTAACCCCGCGTCTGTATCCAGCCGTAATTCTTATCGCTTACGTCCATAGCGTTAATACATACACCCGCCACCCACATATCGGTAGCTGCCGTAGCACTAACCAAACCGTTATAAGGATTACCAGTGATCACTACGTCGGACGCCGTAGTAAGCGCTATTTTAAGACCGTCAAACAGCGTAAGGGTAGTGGCATTGCTTGACCCTGCCGTATTGGATTTAATACGGTAGGTGTAGCCTTGCCCTGCATCATTTACAGTGTGTAAATATCCGCCAGCAAATTGATCAGCCGTTGCACTGCCGAAAAGTGAAGAATCAGTGAGCGTCACAGCAGTCGCTCCAATAGCGGCAGCGGTGGCGTCGTCAGTCGCATACACCACTGCTTGAGCGCTCACATCCTGCGCTACCAGATGCCCCGCCGTAGTGTCTGCCGCAAATTCTGCAAACCGGAAGATGCGCCCGTCTTCAAACTCACGCTTTGCGCCGATAGGCAGCAGAGCAGTGTCAGAAACATCGAAAATACCTATGTTGCCACCACTGATGCTACCAATTCCTACGGTGGAAGCGTTGTTGTCCATCGAACCTGGACCCTTAGTCCAAGAATGAGGTAGATTAGCCATCGTTGTCGTGCCTTTCCCCTATAAGCAGGGTATGAACCCGCATTGGCTTGCGGGCAAGGTTGTTTAGGTTAACGCCGTCAATACACCCTGGCGGCGTCTGTTATTGGTAATCAACTGCAAACCCACGGTGATGAAGGCGACGCGGGCGAGCTGGTTGGTGTTATGGCGGAAGGGCGACTTCGCAAAGTTCTGACCTTCCATGATCTTCAGCTTGAGATAGCGAGTGTTCAGCATATACAAATGACCACTCGGACAATCCCTATCGTAGGTGAACGGAATACCGCGGAACGTAGCGTTCTGCGCGTTCAGCCCTGGCGTACCCTGGTTGGCCTGGAAGCGCGTGTAGCCGGTGCTCTCCAGAATCTTCTCATACTGACCGTAGAAGGTCAGCGTCGAGACCAGGTAGTTGGGCGTCTCGTTACCTTCGGAGCTATCGTTGAACAACGTCCCCATCAGCGCCGGGCCAGCGTAGATATTCGAGCTGACGCTATCGAAATCGGTGCTGGTCGTGTCGCGTTTGTTCTCCCACCAGGTCTCATTGGTGGCGTTGATGCCGGCCAACGTAGTCCCGGAGGAATCGGCGACGAGATCCTGCAAGCCGAGGCAACTCTTGCCGCTCTGGCTCGAGAACAGGGAGGCGTTGATCTGGTCACGGAGCGACAACATACTCTGCTCCGTCTTGGCCAGGAGCAGCGAGACGGCATCCTCACGGCGCCGGTTCTGTTGCTCCTCCTGCTGGTTGATGGTGATCGGCACGGCGGCATACCGCCAGTTGTAGAAGGCGGCGGTCACACCGTCCACCGCACTGGTCGATAGCACGTCATAACCTGAGTAGAACTCAGCCGTGTTCGTACCGTACAACAAATCTTCTCGGATGATGCGCCCGCCTTTCTCGGTCTCGACGTTACCGTTCTTGAACATAAAATCCAAGAAGGGATAGGCGTCGAAGATGTTGTCCGACAGGCGCTTTCTATGGGTATCGGCAGTCAGGGTCCAAGCGGCATCCCAACTGTCTGTACGCGAAACTGCTGCCATTGTTGGTTCCTCTTACGTCATCTGGTTTGAACTACTCAAACCCCAGCTTGCCCATCTCCGACATGAGCTCCCCCTTTGAGAGCGGGCCGCTATCGTCTGATGCGGGCGTAGCTGAAGCACTCGTACGGGCGCGGGACTTACTCGTCCTACGCACCGCCTCATCATTTTGACGTACCTCCGCAGCGTTCTGTGCCGTCGTGCCCGTAAACTGATCCAGCACCTCCTTGACCGTGAACTGCTGGCCAGTGGCGGGATTGACCTGGTTGATATTAGCCAGAATCAAAGGGCGGTATTGCTCGACCTGCTCGGGCGAGTAAACCTCCTCGGCTTCAGCGATCTGCTGACCATAGTAGTCATGGCTCTGTTGCTGAAACCAGCCGCTGGTAGTGGCTGTCTGCTGCTCGAGCGCCTCTACGCGCTGGAGCAACGGACCCACCGCCTCGTTTACCTTCTCTTCAGCTCTCCAATCCACTATGCCGATACCGCGCTGCTCTTCCTCACCGAGGTTTTGCATCCACTGCTCGACAGGGGCGGCCTGGTCGGCCTGCTGGTAGGCAGCCAACTGGCCTTGGAGCGTCTGAATCTGGGCTTGTTGAGACTGCGACTGCTGCTCCGCAGCACCGGCAGAGCGCTCCCGGTCCCGTAGATCCTGCTGGGTCCGGGTGAACTGCGACTGCATATTACGCGCTATGCCACTGAGCGGGCGATACTGCTCGGGTACGTCATCGGGATTGACGCGCAGCCAATCCACGGTGTCAGGATCAAACGCGGACACATCAGAGGGTTCCTCACTATCAGACGAGACCACATCAGTCGAATCCGACGCGACAAACAGGTCGCCGGCCACCTGGACGGCGCCTGTTGCGTCGGAGGACGATACGGGTGTTGCGTCTGTAGCCTGGAGGTCTTCAGCTACTTCGCTCATCCTTGGTAAACTCCTATCGTTGTGCGAGGCTCTTGGTTAAGGGTCTGCCGCTAAACAGACCGCGGTATACTTATTGACTCAAGGTGTTGTCCATCGGGGCGTCGATCTCATTACCCCAGGCGCCGGGGTCTTGCTCCCGCGGCCTGGCGTCCTTGGTTTCGCTGTAGTCGCTCGGTATATGGCAGCGGCTGCCGCCATCCGCATCCGAGGCTTCGTGTACGTCATACCTCTTCATCAGCGCCTGCTTGTGGCCGTAGCTCTCGACCACCTCGCCAAAAGCCGGGTTCCATTGCCCATACATCGAGCTATGATCGAAGTGGATGCCGTTGCGAGGCTTGTCGAAGACCATGACGGCCCGCTTGCCGCACTCGCACTTGACCGAGCGCGTAACCAGCGAGGCTTTCGTAGCCCACTGGTCGTCGTAGCGCTTGCCGCACTTACATTCGTAGTCGTTGAAAGGCATCTATTCTTGCTCCAGTTGTTCGATTTGCGCGGCGCCGAAGATCACCAAGGCACTGGTCGTTATTAGTCGCCGTAAGGTGTTGTGACACAGTTAGTTACGTATTTGACAAAAACCCACTTTAAGATTATATTCTATAGTATGTCTCCCACTACATTCGACGCCCTCGAAGACCTCATTCAAACCATCCCGATGGACTTCAACTGCTTCATCGACACTAAACGCCAAGGGGCTCACCTTCGCTTCTTTGAGAGCATCCTCGCCGTTACTGTTGACGAGGCCCAGGCGGAAGCGATCCTGCGTCAAGCACAAGGCGTAGCCCCCGAAGACCTTTACGGTGATGTCCTCTTCACCTTTGCGACTCAAACCGGGGCTGACGTCGAAACGCTCACTATCTAATCCTCAACAATTCATCTAAGGCCGCGCTCGGGTTCTTGCCGGGGCCGAGCTGGAGGCTGTAGTCGCTCTCGAGAGGTGTTGCATCAAAGTCGCGGCCAGGCGGAAGGCTTCCTCGCGTTCCGCGAGGGTTGAAGGCATTGACAAAGTCTTCAATCTCAGCGGATCGGGCGCGGAGGACTTTTTCGTAGGTTGGGATGTCATTGGCTTCCCTTGTGCCTTTACGCACCATGTTAAAACCCCATAGGGCTGCTTGCGTCTGTTTAGGAGTCCACCCCAACTCATTAGCTACGATGGTCACTAACCGCATCCCCTCTTCAATTTGGGGTAGTGAGGGAGTATCTACATCAAAAATAAGCTGGGCCATATGACGGTCTATCGTGACCATATCGGGAGCCCCCTGCATCGCCGGCACAAAAGTGCCAATCTTAGGACCACCAATAACGGTCTCGGTGCCCACGGGTGTAGGGACAGGACGCTGCCCCAATTTAGTCCACATCTCTTGCTGCCCTGGTTTCTTCATCGTCACTAAGCCCGTCTCAGGATCGAACTTAGTCCCTGCCGGTGGCAACTCCCCAACTAAACGCTGTAGGTTATACTTAACCCCGGCTGATAGGGGTAGCGCTGCTGCCACTCCTCGAGCCATCCAGGCATCCGCGTAACCGGATCGCGGCGCGTCGAAGCCGGGATAGCCTCGGCCTGGTGCTGAGCCATCAATAATTGCAGTAGGCTCTTGCCAGGGTCTTGGCGACCCGTGAAGTCATAGACAGGCTGGTTATTAGCCATAGGACTAACCGCGCTGCGCCTCCTCGCCCGCCTGGGCGCTCACCTGTTCGCTTATCCGCTGGGCATTGCTCTGGACTACACCCTGTATACCCGTGCCGCCACCGCCCGGTGGTCCCGCCGGCGGGGGCGCCGCCCTACCCATCGCCTGAGCCTCCTGCTCCATCCACTGCTGATGCACCTGTATGTGGGCTTGCGTAGCGTTGATACCCAACTGAAGCTGCTGCTGCTGCTGTAGCTGCGGCGCCACCGGGGCACCCGGCATAGGCGCCACCGCCGGCATCTGCTG